GTGGCCCTTAGTGATACCAAACTCCGTAGCATCAATGCTAAGCCATACAGCGGCGCAGCCGAGGTCACAGATGGTGACGGGCTGAGTGTACGCATAACTCCCACAGGCACGATCACATTCCAGTTTCGTTATCGCTGGAACGGTAAGCCCGTTCGCCTCTCCATTGGCCGCTATCCGGCTATGTCTCTCAAGGAGGCGCGCGTAGTCGTCGGTGAGATGCGCGAATTGTACCTCAAGGGACTAAACCCGAAAAATTATTTTGCAAAAGAAGATGGCGAGCTGACTCTAAAAGAGTGCCTGGATCAGTGGTGGAGCAAGTATGTTGAAACGCTGAAGCCGAACACTCAGACGCTGTACAAGTCAGTTGTGTACAACACGATGTACACAGAATTCCCGGACGCTCCGGTAGTTAACATTCCTGTTTCTGCATGGGTGCGTTTCTTTGATAAGCAGGAAAAGAAGAACAGCAAAAAGGCCAGGGTGCTTCTTCTACAGCTACGTTCTGTCATGAACTGGTGTATCAGCCGCCAGTTGATCCCATCGTGTGAAGTCCTGAAGCTTAGCGTCAAGACCATTGGCAAAAAACCTGATGTGGGTAGCAGGGTTCTGACCTATACCGAACTGGCTAAGATTTGGCTAGCTCTTGAAAACAACAAAATCGTTACATCTAACAAGGTGCTTCATCAGCTGCTTCTTCTTTGGGGAGCCAGGCTATCTGAGCTTCGCCTGGCTACCGCCAGCGAGTTCAACATGGATGATCTTATCTGGACGACTCCAGCAGAGCATTCAAAGATGGGTAACGTAATCCGTCGCCCGGTGTTTGACCAGGTGAAACCTTTTGTTGAAAGGCTTCTCAATGCTGGAAATGATGTTCTGTTTCCCGGTCAGGAACTGGACAAGCCTATAGATCGCTCATCAGCTAATCTCTATATGAAAAAGTTAAGGGATAAAATTGATATACCGGAGTGGCGTACACATGATTTCCGGCGCTCGCTGGTGACAAACTTATCAGGAGAAGGGGTTATGCCCCACGTCACTGAAAAGATGCTTGGGCATGAGCTGGGAGGGGTTATGGCGGTATACAACAAGCACGACTGGTTAGCAGAACAGAAGGATGCTTATGAGTTGTATGCAGATAAAATATTTTGGCATGTTAAGCACCTATGCTAATTTGTACCTGTTTATAAGTACCCCCCTAACTTTACCTGAATGGAAGTAAATAAAATGCTACAAGATGATGTTCTCGAAGAGGAAAATAATGTAGTTGAACAGTTAGTGGTTAAATATGATGGTGAAGCATTAGCCAATCATAAAATAGATTTAGATGTTTTAACCGAGTCTCTGAATGGTCTTAATAGTTTGCTAAAAGAAGTTAACTTTATTGTTAACGGAACTGGTGAAAATTTAGATGTGGAAGTCGAGCCTTTTCGCGAAGGCTCTTTCGAATATTTAATCGATGTCATTCAAAATCCAACTCAATATTTAGATATTTTAAGTATTATTGGTATTGGTGGGACAGCCGCTGTTGCTGCTGGTAATACATTAATAGACATAATTCGCATGATCAATGGGCGTCAGATACGCCGTATAACGTTAACCGCTGACGGAGATTGTAAGATAATATTAGAAGATGGGGAGGAGATAGTAGCACCTTCTTATTATAGACCACTATTAGCTTCTCCCAGCATCAGAAAAGCATTATCTAAGATCATCCATAACCCTTTGCAGAAAGATGGGTATGAAACATTTAAAATTTCAACCCGACAAGGCAGGGATGTCGTTATAGTAGAAAAAAGAAATGCTGAGCCATTTAAATACCGTAGGGTTCCTGTTGAACAGTCTTTTTCTGAACAATTATTTGAAGATGTGGCTATAACATTTTTGACTATTCATAAAGACAAAAATAGTGGATGGCGAGCAAACTATGACGACGATACTATTACGGTTTCAATCGAAGACGAAGAGTTCCTGCAACGAGTCAGAACAGGCCGTGAGGCTGGGATTTTCAGTGATACTTACTATGTCGATTTGCTTGTCCGGGAAAACTTGAATTCTCTGGACAAAACCTACATAGTTGGTAGAGTGAACGAACTTTTATAGCTACGTAAACTAAGGGGGGGATCATGACAGCTTTTGCTTTCTGGCTGGCCTTTTTCAGCATCCTCCCTGTGCTTTACTGGGCCTTCAAGATTCTCTTTGATCGTATACGTTTCATGTTTACTCCACGGCATCTAATTTCGTTGGAATACGTTGATGATGAGGGAGTTAGGCATACAAAAGTTGTTGATGTTTCAACAGATGACGAGTTCTATGAAGTAGCCATGGCTGCAATCCGTAATGGAAAGGTAGTCAAAGGAGGTGCAGGTGACTGAAAAATCAACACCTGAAAGTTACGAAAAAGTACCTCTTATTTCTAATGCTGTTGCTAGTGGCTTAACTGGGGCTGCAACCTTAGTCATTGCATCTTGGGATGGGCACTTACCGTTTATAAATTCAGATTTATCATCACTTAAGTCATTGATATTAGCTGCACTCCCATGCTTCGCAATGTTTTTGTCTCATTGGATTAAAACGCTTGGGTTCAAGTGGTCATTAGGTAGTGTAAACAGACAATTGTTAAGTATTAACAAAAGAAAAGAAAAACTCCTCAAAAAAGATATTGAAAAATATAAAGGTATCATTTCTGAGGAGAAGATTGCTGATTTCCGTAAACAACTTGAACAGGTTTTGCAAGATCGGCACGATATTATAAACAATACTTACATGCAAAAATTAAAAGAACGCAATGAAACTCTTGAAGAGTATAATACTCACAGAACAACTCAAACGAATGACAACCCTGAGTTGCAAAAACTCTTAGAAAATCAAAAGAATACTTAGCTTAATGTATCAGCGTTAAACTATATAGACTTATTTATCCCACCTTCTTCCAACCAACGCGTTACAGCCTTACGACTGTAACGCGTTGGATAAGTTAACACTGGCTGAGGAAAACCATGTTCTTTTCGTAAACGCCATACAGCTGTTTTTTTCTTTCCCAGCAATTCGAATACTTCTTTTTCTTCCATAAAATCTGTAGAAGTCATAAGCACCTCATTCAAAATTACCGTTAAAAATACACGTTCCACACCCACCGCGAGCCCCTTCAGTACAAACATCACAGCGATCTACTTTTTTACGAGGTCGTTCTTTGATGTGCAGCCTTGGTTCCCCGTCTTTTGGTTCCGGCCATGAGCGCTGCTTGTTCACCGCCAGCTTTTCGATCATCGCCTGGGTAATCTGCTCATCTGCAATACCGGAACGGTGCTGAGCGTCCCACAACAGGAGCTGCATATCCGCCCACTCTGAAAGGTCGTCTGGTGCCGCTGCGGCCTCCAGCGCTTCTTTGCTGAGGTGCTTCAGCGGGCCAACCGGGCCGACATTGCCGAAAGTTGCCTGTGACCACTCGGCGTGCTCGTTGCGTACCTGGTCTCTGTCCATTGCGTCCAGTGCTATGCGGGCCAGCGCTTCAGCTTCTTCTGCTGGCAGCATTATGTTGCTTCCAGCTCCATATGTTCCACGCCATGATTTAATTTTTTCCAGGCGCTCTCTCGCCAGTTTGGTGATATCAGTCATCGGAGTTATCCTCGCAGCAGTAGTGAGCGCCGTCCGGGTAAGTACTTTTGAAACCGCAGATATCACACTCAATTTCGTCATGGGCTTCTTCATCGCATTCGTGACTTTCCGGAGCGTCGGCTTTGTAATAACCGCCGCAAAAATTGCAGCGGACTTCTGCCATATCGTCATAGTTAGTAGTCCCGGCTATCATTTGTCGGCCCCCTCATGCAGCTGCTCTGCGATGCACGAAAAAAAAGACTCCCGCGTATGACTGTTAAGAGCTGGTGCAAACGCCGCATTAAGAACGGCAGCATCACAGCCGTCATCGGTATAAAGCGCGATTTTTTTCTCCAGACGCGCTTTCGCTTCCTGCAGCTGCATACCCCGGCAGGCGCGCGGGATATATTCCGCAATCTGTGAAATAGCCTTTTCGTTCTTTTTAAACATGCTTCACCTCGATAGGCTTGATGGTGTCGAGCAGCAGCCGGCGGCGCGTATTTTCTGCAAAGTGACGGCGCCCTGTTTCTTTGTGGTAAAACTCGTTTTTGCCGACGACCCACATCCGCTCTGTCTGGTGCAGTTTTTTTACCTTCGGACCGTCTCTGGTGATCACGGTGCCGGTATGGGTTTTTACGATTGTCATACAGCCTCCCCAAGCACCCAACGGAGTGCGCTCGCATACTCACCCTCGGCAGATTCCAGGGCTTTAGTAATTTCTTTGCGGGTTTTCAGGCGCGGCTTTGCCTCACCGAGGATCTGACGCTGACGCCGGGCTTTTTCATGACCGGTAGTCCCAGCGGTCGCAGATTCAATCTCTTGCACTTTTTCCCGCTGCTCTTCCGGGGGAAGTGTGCCAAGCTGGCGGGCTTGGGTAACGGTAACTGTGCCAGCCTCCACCGCTTCTCTGACGGCCTGAGTGGCATCGAGAAGGGAGAGCGTTGCACGAACGGTCTGAACGCTGCAGCCAAACAACACCGCAATGTCGTCCTCATCGAGCCCTCGGTCGAGCGCGTCTGACATTTTTTTAGCCCGGCCAAGCGGTGTATCAGGTCGGCGAATTTCGTTTTCGCTGACCATGTATTTAGCCATCTGATTTGCTGATCCGCGCTTAACGACTCCAGGTACAAGCAGTGGGTCTTTGCCTTCTTTCAGACGGAGTTTATTTGCCTCCAGGGTATGTTTTACGCGCTGACGGCCAACAACTACGCAGGTGAGCCCCGTTTCAGGGTCTTTCCAGACGATGATAGGTTCCAGTACACCCAGCTCTTTGATGTTCAGAACCATTCCTCCGTCGATAGGAAGGTGGACCCGTTCATCGTAAAGCGGGTGTGTTTTGTCGGTAACCAGGTGCAGGCTTTCAGGTTCGAACGTTAAAACGTTCGTTTTGCCACTGGCGCCGTATACAAGCTTTGAGTCTTTAGCCATCAGAGAGCCTCCACGTTACGGAAGCTGGTGGGGCAAATTGCTTTCAAGTCGCGCATTGCTTCGAGGACATGCAGATTTGTGCGCTTCTTGGTGTGTCGCTCGGTCAGACGATCACACTCTTTCGCCCAGGATTTGACCTCTGCGAGAAGGGCGTCACGTTCGGTGCGCGTCTGGCGCAGAGCTACATTCGAAACATCGAGGACGGTAGCCAGTTCCCTGATGATTGCTGCCTGTGCTGGTTGCATAGTTTGGGCTATTTCGTACGCTTGTTTAATAAGTTGATTTGCTGTCTTAGCCATCTTTAGTTCTCCATCTGACGCGCTGCAACGCGTAAATTTAGGGTGCAGCAACCCAACCCATGAGAATGGGGTAATTGCTGCTGTTCTAATCAGGCTGCTGGTTTATGTTCTTCGGGCTCTTTGTAGGCGAGCAGATCACAAAGCTGGTTAATTACTTTACAGAACTGGAACATGTCCGTACCTGCCTGGTGACGCCAGCGGTAGGCTTTGTCGTCATCATCAGAATAATCATTATCCTTGGTATCGATCCGCCGGAAATGGAACTTATCTGTAAGCAGAAAAGAGACGCCGCAGCCTCTTAATTCCATGTTATCGACGATAAAACCTGTGTTCAGGCTCTCCAGAATTTCACTGGTAACGGAAGTGTGTTCCGCAGAGTAGCGAATGACTTCTTTCTGTTCCGCCAGGCGGGATAGCTGGACATAATCACCGACCTCAAACCCTGCAAAGGCTGATTCTTCGCCGTCCAGATGGTTTTTAAGGCGCGTTGTCAGTCCGTTTTTGATATCACTAATGTTGATCGTGACTGTTTTTACTGAGCCGATCACTTTAACCAGCATCGCCCCGACTAAATTGGCAATATTTTTATTGGCGGAATTAATGATCAGCAGATTTTCATCAGTGTTATACAGGACCAGGATCAGAGACGACTTGATGAATGCCTGTTTGCAGAGCTCAACCTTAGCATCTTGGATAATGTTGTTACGGTCAGCGCGCTTTAGTTTCTGACCACATGCATTTTCAATGCGCTGGATACGCTCATTTGCTTCTTTCATCACGACGTGCTGGGGGATTATTTTCTCATCGCGGCGAATCACGATTGCATAACCGCCAGTAATTGGCGTAACCAGCTCGCCAGTAATCGGATTAGGGACGAAGGAAGCCCGCGCGAACTCCGTTTCTGTAAGTTCAGAGTAGGGCAATTCCTGCAGGTGCCCTTCAACCGCTTCAATACTGGGCAAAGTAGCCCGATAGACAATGGCGTTACGTAACTTTGATAATTTCATTTCTGTGTCCTCTGCAAAGGATTAGTTAGTTATCTCCACACAACGGAAAGAGCACTGAAGCACTGGAAACTCACTTGACTAACACAGCGCTTTTTCCTGTTGTGTGCCGGGCTTCCACCGGCTCCCATCTGTTTTTAAAGCCACTCAGATATCGTCTGGGCTGGGTCGTCTCCGTGCATCACACGTTTTCGCGACCGCTGAAAGAAATCTAAAATAATTTAGTTTTTTGGTCAAGGTGAATAAACTAAATATTCTTAGTTTTCACCATTGATAGAGTAGAGGAAAGGATTAGCGGCGCATCTGGCGGCGGTGTTCGACAACGACACCGATGATGGAAATTTTTTCAACAGCAGAGTTTAAAGCAGCAAAATCAGGGTTTAACGGGACCAATTCGAAAACCTCTTCACCATTTTCGTTGACACCCCTTGCACGGTATTTTTTAAAAGTGGCGTATTCACTACCGTTTTTGGCTACAACATAGTCACCAGGACCAGGACACAAGTCAGGATCCACAATGATAGTGTCTCCCTCTTTGAACTCTGGCTCCATAGATTTTCCACGTACCTTAAGAGCGAAGGTACCAAACGAATGAGCGCCGTTTGTTAAAATGTAATCCACGGCACCCTCTAAATTACGAGCATCACTTTCAGATGTCCAAGTTCCTGCTTGAACCCAACTTATGATAGGGATCTGCATAGCGCCTAAGTTGCCAGGCGCTACATTGGAGAGTTCCTCTTTACCGGTGAGGAGAAAGTCCTCAGAAACACCAAAATACCGAGCTAATTTTGTCAGCGAGACTCCTCCGGGTATGTTTTGGTCTTTCTCCCAGTATCCAATGGTGACATCTGTCACTCCAACAACTTTACCCAGTTGCTTCTGGGTAAGCTTACGATCCTTTCTTAATGATTTTAAACGACTTCCAAATGTGCTCACTGTGGTTCGCCATGTTATGAAAACTAAATTATCTTAGCTTTAATTGACCTAAATTTGCTTTGGTCTTAATATCTAAATAAATTTAGGAGGGTGTATGACAACAACAGAGTTAGAAACGTTCTTCGGAACCCCCAACAAGGCAGCTGACTTCTTCGGTGTTTCTCCTGAGGCTTTTTATCAATGGCGAAAACGACCGGGCAGTCTGATCCCAAAAGGTCGTGCTGCAGAAGCTGCATATCGTACTAATGGGCAGCTTGTTTTTCGACCTGAACTTTACCAAAAGGCTACAGATTCAGCTGCTTGAAAGTAACTACAAAAGGAAAATCAATATGGTAGAGCCAAACCTCAAAGAAGCCGTCAAAGCGATGTGCAAAGCATATCCAGGTGGGCGCGAAGCAATGGCTGGCGCACTGGGAATGACCGTGACGCAGTTCAACAACAACCTCTACGAGAAAAACGGCTGTCGATTTTTTGAAGTATCGGAGCTGGAAGCGATGGAAGACATTTCCAACACGTCACTACTGGCAGACTACTTCGCCCGCCGTCGTGGTGCTTTGCTGGTGGATGTTCCGCACCTGGAAGAGCTGGATCGCGTGGACTTGTTTAGCCGGGCAATGCGTACCTCTGCCGCCAGAGGGCAGGTTGATCAGATTATCGAACAGGCACTTGAAGATGGCGTTATTGAAAGGCATGAGGCCGAAGAAATCATGGTGCATCACCGCCGCCACCTGGCAGCTCGTGAAGAAGAGATTGCCGCAATCATCACGCTTTTTTCACGCAAAAAGAAGTGACGCCAGCGAGTTGCAGCTCCTGGCGTCGTGGCGTGTCGTTATCAGTGGAGATTACTAACGCATGAACAGTTTATCAACACAATACCGCAGGTCGCAACTTGTAGCGCGGCCAGTTCCTGGTGGAGCAGGACCGGTGCAGTTCGTGTATGGGGTAAGAGTACCAGGCGGATTCGAACCTGTCTGCTACCAGTTTGCTCAGTGGGTGGTAGGGGACTTTAACGGCCAGGCGGAGAAAGTATGCGAGAACTTAACCGATGGTTCAGAGATCACTACGGTGTCCCGGTCAGGGTCATACGCTGGGAGCCCCAGACACAGCGCGTTATATACCTGCGTAAAGGGTACGAGCATGAATGCTTTAGCCCCCTTGAGCAGTTCAGACGTAAATTCAGAGAAATAAAGGACGATCATGAGCACTAAATTAACAGGATACGTCTGGGACGCTTGCGCATCTTCGGGGATGAAACTATCCAGCGTGGCAATCATGGCGCGCCTGGCTGACTTCAGCAACGATGAGGGTGTTTGCTGGCCTTCTATCGCGACCATATCCCGTCAGATTGGCGCTGGTGAAAGTACTGTCAGAACGGCGATTACTGCGCTTGAGAAAGAGGGATGGCTCACCCGTACGCAACGCCGCAACGGCAACCGTAATGCATCGAACGTCTACCAGCTCAACGTTTCCAAACTACAGAAAGCGGCATTTTCTCACCTGTCAGTTTCTGACACGTCAAAATCTGACACATCAAAATCTGAACCGTCAAAATCTGATGCGTCAAAAATTGACCCGTCAAAATTTGAGGCGTCGGAATCCACCAAAAAAACCAGTTTTGACCCGTCAGAATCTGGGGGGGATCCGTCAGTAAAATCAACTACTGATCCATCAGATATAAATCCTTCTTGTCCGGACGCTTCGCAACCGGACGAACAGGGCTCTGCAGATGAATTTCTATCACGACATCCTGACGCGGTGGTGTACAGCGCTGCAAAGCGGCAGTGGGGAAGTCAGGACGATTTAACCTGCGCCGAGTTCATTTGGGGGAAAATTATCAGCATGTACGAACTGGCCGCTGAAAGTGATGGTGAGGTAGTTCGGCCTAAAGAACCAAACTGGACAGCATGGGCTAATGAGGTGCGCCTGATGGTGATGCAGGACGGGCGAACCCATAAACAAATTTGCTCACTTTTCAAACGCGCCAACAAAGATTCGTTCTGGTGCAAAAACGTGCTTAGCCCGTCGAAACTTCGGGAAAAATGGGATGAGCTGTCGTTAAAACTTTCTGCTCCACTCAATAGCTCCCGCCAGGAGGCGTCGATTTCGCGAGCCAGCTTCGAAGGGGTTGATTACTCATTGCCAGAAAACTCGGGGTTCCGCTCATGAGCAAGCCATTTCTGAAATGGGCTGGTGGAAAGTATACCCAGCTGGCTGACCTGTTCGTGCATATCCCGGCAGGGAAACGCCTGATAGAGCCATTCGTTGGCGGTGGGTCGGTATTTCTGAACAGCGAAAAGCACACAGATTATCTGCTGGCGGACGTTAACCCGGACCTGATTAATCTGTATCAGATGTTAGCGGTGGTGCCGGATGAAGTGGAACTGAAGGCCCGCTGGATGTTCGAGCACATGCGGTCACCAGATGGCTATGAGCTGATCCGTTCCGAGTTCAACGCACAGACGCTGGATGCTACTGAACGCGCAGCTGCATTCCTGTATCTCAACCGGCATTGCTTCAATGGCCTGATGCGCTACAACCAGGCGAACAAGTTCAATGTGGGCTGGGGAGGCTACAAGGCTCCGTATTACCCGATGGATGAGATGAAAGCCTTCGCGGCTATGGCGCATAACTGCGTATTCATGACCGCTGACTACCGCCGAACTATCAGCCTGGCCGGGAAAGGGGATGTGGTTTACTGCGATCCTCCTTACGAACCGATGCCGGGAACAACCGGATTCACCGCCTACGTCGCTGGTGGTTTTAGCTGGGAGAACCAGGTAGACCTGGCGAAGCAATGTGTATCTGCCTTTCACCGTGGGGCTAGGGTAGTGATTTCTAACTCATCTGCACCGAAGGTTCTCGACCTGTACCGGGAGCATGGTTTTAATCTGCAATTCATCAAAGCGCGCCGTTCGATCTCCTGCAAAAGCAGTACGCGGGAAGTCGCAAAAGACGTTGTCGCGATCCTTTAAGGGGGCTAAATGAAACTGACTTTACCATTTCCACCGAGCGTAAATAGTTACTGGCGCGCCCCGAGCAAGGGACCGCTGAAAGGCAGGCATCTGGTAAGCGAGACAGGGCGCAAGTTCCAGCAGGCAGCGAGAGCGGCGATTATTGAGCAACTGCGGGCCGTTCCCCGGCCATCCTCTGATCTGGCCGAGGTTCACATAGTGTTGTATCCGCCGGATCAGCGCCGTCGGGATATCGATAACTACAACAAAGCGCTGTTCGATGCCCTGACTCTAACAGGCGTCTGGGAAGACGACAGTCAGGTTAAGCGCATGCTGGTGGAGTGGGGGAACATCGTGAAGAAAGGGAAAGTAGAAATCACCATCCGACGTTTTCGTGCAGCTGCCTGACGTGGAGATGATATGAGAGCACTACTAACACCTGAGATTGCCCCACGCATGGGCGTTGTTCTTCTTCGCCCAGGTGCTGATCTCATGCCGATGTTCAGGAGAGGGCGGGTACTGATTGAGCCTGCACCGGAAAAATACAGCGACTACGCAACCGGCGCCATCCCTCCCGCCACGCAACCACTGGCAGAAGACCCGGTTTTGAAGCCAGTCTTCGAAAACAAAGACGTCATTCTGCGCGCGGGTGGTATTAGCTCGCTGGAGGCCGAGCTGGAGCGTCGTTTTGAATGCCAGTATCCGCACGGCTCGTGGCACAGCGAAAATTTTACGCTGTTCCGGCATGAGCCTGGCAGCATCCGCCTTTGCTGGGCCTGCGATAACCTGGTGCGTGATCAGTACACAGAGACGCTGGCAGGCATTGCGCGTGAGAACCTGGTATCCTGGCTGATAACGGTCATCCGCTCACAGCTGGGGTTCAACGAAGACCATCAACTGACGATCCCCGAGTTGTGCTGGTGGCTGGTGATAAACAATCTGGCACACGTCATCCCTGAATCGCTGGCCCGGAAAGCCCTGCGATTGCCGGAAATACAGCATAAGCCGGTGATGAAGGAGAGCGATATTGTGCCGGAGCCAGCGGCGAGCGAAGTGGTGCAGAAAAAGATTCTTGGTCTTCGCGTAGATCCTGAAACGCCGGAATCATTCATGCTGCGACCAAAGCGCCGCCGCTGGGTAAACGAGAGCTGGACGCGCTGGGTTAAGTCCCAGCAGTGTATCTGCTGTAACAAACAAGCAGATGATCCCCATCACCTGATAGGCCACGGACAAGGTGGAATGGGAACGAAAGCGCACGATTTGTTTGTGTTGCCGCTTTGCAGAGCGCATCACGACGAGTTGCACGCTGACACCGTGGCATTTGAGGAGAAGCACGGCTCACAGCTGGAGCTGCTGTTTCGATTTCTGGATCGTTCGCTGGCAATTGGCGTGCTGGCATAGTGGAGAACGCATAATGATTAACCCGTCCGAGGTTGGAAAAGCTGGTGAAATGGTCAGGCTGAAAACGCTGGAGGCCATCTGGATTCAAGGGAAGCTGCGCATGTGGGGCCGCTGGTCGTACATCGGCGGCGGTAGTGGTGGAAATATGTTCAATCAGCTGTTGGCGTCAGGGAAGATAACGAAGACCGCTATAAACGATGCTTTGCGCCGTATGAAAAAATCAGGCATTACCAAGCCAGAGCTGGAAGCGTTCTTTAAGGAAATCCTCAGTGGTAAAAATAAAAGCGGTCTGGCTTTTTGTACTGACGAGGAAGGGTTGATAATTGATTCTGTGCTTAGTGCTCAGCTTGTGCGTTCCGGAAATAAAGCTCTCTATCAGTTAATCAGGGATCGATATGTCTACCGCATGAGTAAGAAGGCGATGGCGAAAGAGCTAAACGAAAAGCATCCAGAATGGTGCTTGCGGACTTGTGAGAGCAGGATCGATGTTTGGTTAAATCTTGCAGAATCGATGCTTTACGCACCAATGTGTGACGCATTTGGCACAAATGGCGACAGATTTTACTTGAATAGTTGCGCGGAAAGTGCTTGAATTGTGATAGGCTCGGGACGTTAAAGCGAACTGAGCAACTGAACAGAAAAAAGAAACCCGCCATTGTGCGGGTTTTTCACATCTAGAGCAGTCCTATAGCCCCACCGGCAATAGCAGTAAGCAATGGGTGTTCTGCTAACTTTCTTAGCAGCCCCTTTGCCTCTTCTTTCTGCTGTGGCGTACCCTGTGAGCTATTTATTAAGTTATTCAGAGTTTCGATACTATTGGTAATCTCCTGACGGTTATGATCTCCAATCTGGACATTTCCTCCGTGAATGTTGATTTGCTGTGAAGAGACAGCTGGTTGAACCTTTTTGGGACCAACTTTGAGTTGGAAGTGTGGACCAAATCCGCCAACGCCAGTGTCGTAAAAATTAGCCTTATAAATTTCCTTATGTTCTTCCTTGCCGTTTGGAAGGATTCGAATAACAGTATCTCCGTCATCAATGTCGGCCATTTTGTCGTTTACGATAACTGTATCCCCTGCAAACTTTGCCTTATATGGACCGCATCTGCTGCCATCACTTTTTAAAATGTAGGCATCATCTTTAGCTGTAAGCATCTCTACTCCTGTGTGAAGTCATTGCTAGAAAAAGCTGGCGCTTAACATATACCGTTAAAATGGAAAGGAAGTGTGAGATGCCGGTCAAAAAAGGCAATTCAATAAAACACAAGAGAACCTGGCCTCTAGATGCTTCGGTGACCATAAATTTCAGGCTTCGGGAATCACTCCGTACTTACCCTTTGATATAAGAGCCCGCCAGCCTGATCCCTTTCCAATACCCACAGCACCCCGTTAACCCGGAGGTGGAGACTATGAAAATGCCTACTAACCCGAGTAACTGGCCTGATCTGCTGGAGTTGCTGCAGAGCTGGTGGCGCGGAGATACGCCGCTGGGGGCCGTACTGCTCTCAGTTGTTATGGCGGGTCTTCGAATCGCTTATAGCGGTGGCGGCTGGAAAAAGATGCTTCTTGAGGGGCTTCTGTGTGGGGCGCTAACGCTTACATTCGCATCGGCGCTTGAATACTTAGACTTCCCCAAATCTCTCTCAATCACCATTGGCGGTGGGGTGGGGTTCGTTGGCGTAGATGCCATAAGGGCGTTTGTAATGAAATATCTTGGCGGCCGATTCGGTATCGGTGGCGGCGATAACAAGGCTTAACCATGACAGCAGATCAAATTATCGAGGGCATCCTCGGAAAGGAAGGGGGTTATGTCGATCACCCCTCTGATAAAGGCGGGCCGACCCGCTGGGGCATCACGCAAACCACCGCCCGTGCACATGGCTACACCGGTGATATGCGGAACCTGCCCAGGGAAACAGCAAAGCAAATCCTGCTGAGCGATTACTGGACTGGCCCCCGGTTCGACCAGGTGGCGAGTTTGTCTACGTTACTGGCAGATGAGCTTTGCGACACTGGCGTGAACATGGGGCCATCTGTCGCCAGTAAGTTTTTCCAGCGCTGGCTCACTGCTCTAAACATGCGCGGAAAGCTATACCCCGATCTGATCCCGGATGGCGCCATTGGCCCCCGAACCATCACTGCGCTTAAGGGATATCTTTCAGCCCGCGGGAAAGAGGGTGAGCAAGTTCTTTTGCGCGCGCTGAACTGCAGCCAGGGTGCCCGATATCTCGAACTGGCGGAGGGCCGCGAAGCCAACGAGGATTTTCTCTACGGCTGGGTTAAGGAGCGTGTCCTGTGAAGATGATCATTTTCGCTTTGCTCGTGCTGGTGGCTGTGCTCGTTCTGTTACTTCTGCGCAGATATACCCGGCTGGAGTTCGTAGGCCATGCCAGCCTGCTGCTGAAAACGTGGTCTGTAAAGCTGGGAGCTATCGGCGCGCTGGTTGGTGTATGGGCGCAGTCATTCCCGGATGCTGCGCTGCGCGCCTGGGCGATGCTGCCGCCAGATATCAAAAATATTCTGCCGCCAAACATCGTTGCATTGATTAGCCCTGCGCTGGTGGTGCTGGCCGTGCTATCGCAATACGTACGCCAGCCAGTATTGAAAGCTAAGGCCGACGAACTGAAGGAGCCGCAGCAATGAGCTACGAAATTATTGCTGGGCTGGTGGTCGTCATCCTGGGCGCTATCGCTGGCGCGTTTGGTATTGGTCATGCTCGCGGGACCAGTAAGGCAGAAGCCAAAGCCGATCAGCAGCGTACCGAAGAGAACGCCGCCGCCACCGTCGCCGCGGCAGAACGTAAGGCGGAAGTTGTGAAAGAGGCAAGCGATGTACAGCAAACCGTTAGCCATATGCCTGATGACGATGTTGATCGGGAGCTGCGCGAAAAGTTTACCCGTCCCGGTAGTCGTTGATACAGCCTGCAGCTGGGTGCAGATCATCTACCTGACTGACCACGATATCGATGTGCTGGATAAGCAAACCAAGCGCGACATTCTGGCGCATAACAAAGCAGTGGAAGTCAACTGCCAGAAAGGGAAGTGATATTGCTCAAAATTAAATGAGATTTATCTTAATTGCTTTAGTGCCAGGAAGTAGATTGAAGATGCTGCAATTGGCAGTATCACTCTGGGACATAACAATGGGACAGTATTACTACGTCAATAAAAATGTTCAGGCAAACGGAGATCATGAGGTGCATGTCACCGGGTGTACCTTTATGCCTGCATCAGAAAACCGCGTGTACCTTGGAATATTTGAAACCTGCCGTCCTGCAGTAGTAGAAGCGAAGAAATATTATTCTCAATCAAATGGTTGTTATTACTGCTGTAGAGCTTGTCATACTTCATAGTTAACCAAAAACAATCGCAAGGTCGCCAATGGCGGCCTTTTTTATTGCCAGAAGCAGGAGAAGAAGCATGTTAACAGTAAAAGTAATGTCACCAGATGGTGGCGAAGAAATCCATTGCGGCCTGAGCGTTGGTTTCAACCCCAATCAGCAGAGTATCGCAGTGTCGGGAATGGACCAGAACGTTTTCCTGAAGCAGGGAGAAGTGGCGTACGTGATGAACGCAAACGGAAAGACCATTTCCCGTTACGAGCACTTGACCTGACAATAAGCAGCACTGGCGCCCTTCATTGAAGGGCATCAATAATGATAAACCGAAGCATCTGCCTTAAGTGTTATAAAAAACCCCGTGGAGGAAATCCCAAAGCTACGGGGTGCTGTACAGCCAGCCAATGACTGATTGTAGCCACGAAGTTGGTTTATTTTCTACTGGTTGAGAATAAAACTGAGAGCCAGGAAGGCTTGAGAGTGGCTCATTCATGAGCTCACGGGTAGAACGGCAGACTTTGTCATGGCAGAGCAAAGTTATAAGTTAGTTTAGGTAACATTTCGGATATAACAAGCGTAGCGGGGTATTCCTAATAATGGAGCACCGCAGCTAAAGCATTACAGGAGCCATTCACCGAGTGGCTTCGATAATGCTCCCCACATCGCACAGAGGTAAGACATGTCAGAGATCACCGCATCCGAGCAAATCCGCCTAGATATCATCAAGAAAGTTAACTACGACACCGCAGCGGCCAAGCTGGCCATTGACTGGGTTGGTGATAGCAATCTGAAAGCTGAGCTATTCGCTGACTCTTTCGATCGCGTCTTCACTGAAAGTGAGATTGTCTCGAAGACCCGTAAGGCCATCCAGGAAGCGACCGAAGCGCTGGCGCTGTTTGATACCGGCGCTGAGCAGGCCAGTTAAGGCATTACAGCAGGCATTCACTGAGTGCCTGCGATAATGAAAATATCATAAGGACTTAATCATGCCCGCACTAATTCCCCGAGCTTGTCGCAAGCGTGGATGCGCAGGCACAACAACCGACCGCTCAGGCTACTGCGAAAAGCACCGCAATGAAGGCTGGCAACAGCACCAGCAGGGAAAGAGTCGACACGAGCGTGGCTACGGTAGCCAGTGGGATATCAGGCGTGCGCGCATCCTGAAACGCGACAACCATTTATGCCAGAACTGCCTTCGCAGCGGGCGAGCTGTCGCAGCAAAGACGGTTGACCACATCAAGGCCAAGGCTCATGGGGGTACCGATGACGATTCGAACCTCGAGAGCCTGTGCTGGCCCTGCCATCGAACGAAAACCGGGCGCGAACGCATCAAATGATATAGATTCTCATTTGAGGCGAGGCAGAGGGGGGGCGGGGTCAAATCCCTGACGACGAAGGCCCAAAGGACCGCCGCCTAACCTTTTTTCACACCGCCGCAGGTTAGAAAACTTTTTTTTGGGGTCCCCCATCCAATGATTAATAGGAGTTTTCGATTATGCCAGGACCACCGAAAACCCCGACACATCTGGCTTTAGTGAAGGGGAACCCATCCAAGCGCCCGATCAATAAGAACGAGCCAAAACCCCCGTCAGGGGTCCCCCCAATACCGAAACATTTCGATAAACAGGGTAAGTACTGGTTCAAACGTATTGGTGATGAACTTGATGCCGTCGGCGTGTTGACCACGCTGGATGCTAAAGCGCTGGAGTTGTTGATAGAAGCCTATGTTGAATACCGGCATCACTGCGACACGCTTGATCGTGAAGGTTACACCTATGCCGTCTACAGCGAAGATGATTCAGATGAAGGAGGGGAGCGGGAAATCAGAATGATAAAACCGCACCCTGCAGCAGTCATGAAGGCTGATGCGTGGAAACGGATCAGAGCGATGCTGAGCGAATTCGGCATGACACCTGCCAGCCGATCAAAGGTTGGTGCAAAAGGCCCGGCAGAAGCCGACCCACTGGAAGAATTTCTTAAAAAGCGCAAATGATGAATGGCAACCGTTGCAGATGGATTTCGCTACGCCGAGCGCGTGGTATCTGGCGATATCGTTGCTGGCGAACTGGTGCGTCTTGCGTGCCAGCGGTTCTTTCATGATTTAGAGCACGGCCCGGAGCGCGGTGTTTATTTTGATGAAGGCCGCGCCCAGCACGTTCTCGATTTTTATAACTTCGTCCCCCATGTGAAGGGGCACTTGACCGGCAAGCCGATCGAGTTGATGGACTGGCACACCTTCATCCTGATTAACCTTTTCGGGTTTGTCGTCCCGCTGATAGATGAAATAACGTTTGAGAGCATTCTTGACGACGATGGCGACCCCATGTTTGTGCGTCGCTTTCGTACCGCCTATGACGAAGTAGCGCGTAAAAATGCAAAATCAACGCTTTCGTCTGGCATCGGGCTTTATATGACTGGTGCCGACGGTGAGGGTGGTTCTGAGGTTTATTCCGCAGCAACAACCAGGGATCAGGCCCGCATCGTGTTTGATGATGCGAAGCGCATGATTAAGTTGGCTCCGAAAACACTGGGCCGTTTGTTTGGTAGTAACAAGCTAAATATTCACCAGGAGCGGACGGGCTCAAAATTCGAACCTGTAGCCAGTGATGCGAATAACCTCGACGGCCTTAATATTCACTGCGGGATCGTTGATGAGCTGCACGCACATAAAACCCGTGACGTCTGGGAAGTTCTGGAAACAGCGACCGGGGCGCGCCTGCAGTCCCTTATTTTTGCAATCACTACTGCGGGTTTTAATAAAGAAGGTATCTGCTACGAGCAACGTGATTATGCAATCAAGGTTCTGAAGAACTTTGATAACCCTGACCCACTTTCAATTAAGGATGACAGCTATTTTGCGCTGATTTATACCCTGGATGAGGGGGACGATCCTTTCGACGAGGCAAACTGGCCGAAAGCAAATCCCGGCTTGGGGATATGTAAGCGTTGGGACGATATGCGCCGTCTGGCTAAAAAGGCGAAAGAGCAGGTGGCGGCGCGTGTCGGTTTTTTTACCAAGCATCTCAATATCTGGGTGCAGGGTGAAAAAGCATGGATGGATATGGCGCGCTGGGAAAAATGCCGTGACGACTGGGACGACTCCACTTCAGCCAACTGGTCAATGTGGCTCGGCGTTGACCTTTCCAACAAAATTGATATTTCAGCTGCAGTTAAAGTCTGGCTTGCTCCAAATGGCGATGTTTATGTCCGCTCCAGATTCTGGATACCTGAAGGTCGGCTGGAAGCCTGTTCCAAGCAGCAGGCGGACCTTTACAGAAAATGGAATCTCGCTGGATTTCTTCAGTTTACCGATGGCGATGTCGTTGACCATGCAGTAATTAAAGAGGAAACGATCGAATGGGCGCGAGGTGACTCGCTGAACGAGTTTGCATACGACCCGTGGAGTGCCACTCAGTTTGCTTTGTCGGTAGCAGCTGAAGGTGTACCAATTGTTGAAGTCCCTCAGACGGTTAAAAACCTGTCTGAAGCAATGAAGGAAGTCGAGGCGAAAATTTACGCCGGGCGTTTTCATCACGATGGCAATCCAGTGATGACATGGATGATGTCAAACGTCACTGTCAAACCAGACAAAAACGAGAATATTTTCCCCAACAAGGCCACGCCTGAAAACAAAATTGACGGTCCTGTCGCGATGTTTATTGCGATGAGTCGCTTGCTTGTTAACGGTGGTGGTGAAGTTGACTTCCTGTCCACTATCGATCCTGACGAAGACCTTTTACTTCTATGAAAACTCTAATCACTGATGTTATCGGGCTTACCGGGTTCGGTTCGCTTGCTGCAGGCGTGTATCTCCAGTTCGGTCTGGCGATGTCTCTGATGATGTCGGGAACCCTGCTACTCATTTATGCGCTGTTAGCGGCAATGAGGGGGAATAATGCTGCTTGATGCTCTTTTTCGCAGTGAACCACTGGAAAATCCGGCCACGCCGATCACGAGTGAATCGGCTGAAACCGATAACGTGTTTGCCCGAGACGTATTTGTCAGCCCGCAAACGGCGATGAAGCTGGCTGCGGTGTATGCCTGTATTTACGTTATCTCTTCGAATATCGCTCAGATGCCGCTGCATGTTATGCGGAAAACCAATAACAAGGTTGAAGCTGCCCGCGATCACCCTGTGTTTTACCTGGTTCACGATGAGCCGAATATGTGGCAGACCAGCTATAAGTGGCGTGAGTTAAAACAGCGTCATATTTTGGGCTGGGGGAATGGTTACACCTGGGTGAAGCGTTCCCGTCGTGGTGAAGTTTCCGGGTTGGAATGCTGCATGCCCTGGGAAACGACACTGCTTAACACGGGTGGTCGGTATACCTATGGCGTTTACAACGAAGAGGGGGCGTTTGCCGTCAATCCCGACGATATGGTGCATATCCGGGCGCTGGGTAACAACCAGAAGATGGGGCTTAGCCCAATAATGCAGCATGCCGAGACGATAGGCATGGGGATGAGCGGGCAGGCTTATACCAGCTCATTCTTCAACGGCAATGCGCGACCCGCTGGCATTATTTCGGTGAAAAACCAGCTGAATGAAGAAAGCTGGGGGCGTTTAAAAAGCATGTGGCAAAAAGCTACAGCTGCTTTGCGCAGCCAGGAGAATAAAACAATGCTTCTCCCGGCAGAGCTGGATTACAAAGCGCTCACCGTTTCCCCAGTTGATGCCCAGATCATTGATATGTCGAAGCTGAACCGGTCGATGATTGCCGGGATATTTAATGTACCGGCGCACATGATTAACGATCTCGAAAAAGCCACTTTCTCAAATATTACGCAGCAGGCCATTCAGTTTGTCCGCTACACGATCATGCCGTGGGTAACGAACTGGGAACAGGAACTCAATCGCCGCCTGTTCACCCGTGCTGAACTGGCCGCCGGATATTACGTCAGGTTTAACCTGACAGGCCTGCTACGCGGGACCCCGCAGGAACGTGCTCAGTTCTACCACTTTGCGATCACTGATGGCTGGATGAGCCGCAATGAAGCGCGAGCCTTCGAAGACATGAATCCGGTAGATGGCCTGGATGAAATGCTGGTGAGCGTTAACGCCGCGAACCCCGCAGACGATTTTAAGGCACCTAAAACCGACGAGGAAAAGCCCAATGAATGACCGTGAAACGCGCTGTTACAGCGGGGAGGTCAGAGCCGAGCAACGCACCGATGAACCTACCCGCATTCTGGGCTATGGCTCGGTGTTCAACAGCCGTTCTGAACCCCTGTGGGGATTCCGTGAAATCATCAAGCCCGGAGCATTTGACGATGTGCTGAATGATGATGTTCGCGGGCTGTTTAACCATGACCCCAACTTTATTCTCGGACGGAGCGCTGCCGGGACGCTATCCCTGTCTGTCGATGAGCGTGGCCTGCGTTATGACATTACAGCGCCGGATACGCAAACTATCCGCGATCTGGTGCTGGCGCCGATGATGCGCGGTGACATTAACCAGTCATCTTTTGCCTTCCGGGTATCCCATGACGGTGAAAATTGGTACCAGGACGATGAAGGGATCGTTATTCGTGAAATATCGAAGTTTTCCCGGCTGTTTGATGTCAGTCCGGTGACTTATCCCGCATATCAGGAGGCTGACTCCGGCGTCCGATCGATGAAAGCCTGGCAGGAGGCGCGCGACAGCGGTGCGCTAAAGAACGCCATTAATCAACGAATGGCGCGTGAGCGCCTGCTGACCCTTCTTAACGCGTAAGGAAAAATCATGAAACTGCATGAAATGAAGCAAAAACGTAACATCATCGCCAAAGATATGCGTGCCCTGCATGACAAAATTGGTGATACACCCTGGACCGATGAGCAGCGTACTCAGTGGAACGCTGCAAAATCGGAGCTTGACGCCCTTGATGAGCGTATTGCACGCGAAGAGGAACTGCGCCGCCAGGATCAGGATTATATCCACGAAAACGAGCCGGAACAGCGCCAGCAGCAGAATCGTGATCCAGCAAACCCGGAAGCACAGGCTAACGAACGCCGTGCTGCGGCGTTTAATGCGTTTTTGCGCCGTGGTCTTGGCGAGATGAGCGCTGAAGAACGCCAGGCTTTAAAGGAGCTGCGTGCACAGGGCACGACGCCGGATGAAAAAGGGGGTTACACCGTACCAACCCAGTTCCGCAATAAGATCGTCGAAGCACTGAAAGATTACGGTGGAATTGCCAGTGTGGCGCAAATTCTGAATACCGCCAACGGCCAGGACATTGACTGGGCAACCTCTGACGGTACCACTGAAGAAGGTGAACTGCTGGGCGAAAACACTGAAACCAGTGAAGAAGACGTGTCTTTCGGCGGTGCAACGCTGGGGGCTAAAAAACTGTCCTCTAAAATCATTCGCGTATCCAATGAACTGCTCCAGGACAGCGGCGTAGATATCGAGGCGTTCCTGGCCGCGCGTATCGCCACTCGCATCGGACGTGGTGAAGCGAAGTATCTGGTATTAGGGACCGGCACCGGCACCCCGCTGCAGCCTAAAGGGCTGGCTGCGTCGGTAACTGGCACCAAAAATACCGCAGCAGCGACCACCTTTACCTGGAAAGAGCTGAACGCCCTGAAGCACTCTGTCGACCCGGCATACCGTAACGGTCCAAAGGTGCGCTGGGCCTTTAACGATGCAACGTTGCAGCTGGTGGAGGAAATGGAGGATGGACAGGGCCGCCCGCTCTGGTTACCGAACATTATCGGTGGCGCACCTGCTACTGTTCTGCAGGTGCCGTATGTCGTTGACCAGGCTATTCCTGATATCGCGGCTGGTGCCAAATTTGCCTACTTCGGCGATTTTAACCGCTTTATCGTTCGTCGCGTCACTTACATGACGCTGAAACGGCTGGTTGAGCGTTACGCTGAGTACGATCAGACTGGCTTCCTGGCCTTCCACCGCTTCGACTGCGTACTGGAAGATACCGGCGCGATTAAGGCGCTGGTGGGTAAACCGGCATCTGGCGGCTAAGGCAATAATCAGCTTCAACCTCCACCGCTCCGGCGGTTTTTTTATGCCCGCAGTTCGCTGCGGGCCAGGGAAAATACATGAGCACAACGATTGAGATGTTGCGGGCGCAGTGTCGGATCGATATTGACGATGCAACCGAAGATGAACTGCTGACGCTGTATTTCACAGCTGCTCGGCGTCGCGCAGAGAACTTCATTAATCGGAAACTGCATGAAGATTCTGTGCCTGATACCGATCCAGACGGGTTAAAAATTGCTGACGATATCCTCCTGGCGCTGATGCTTCTTGTTGGGCATTGGTTCAACAGCAGGGAAGAAGCTTCCGATGTAAATAAAATGAGCATCCCCTTCGGCTTCACTTCGTTGCTTGAACCCTACCGATATATCCCACTTTGAGGTGATTTATGGCCTGTGAAGGGTGTCTCCGTCGGCGTGAATGGTTAAAAAAGTGGACGAAAATAGCCTATGAACGAGCAACTGGTAAACGCGCTGATAGCAGCGCTGAGAGAACAAACAGCAGCACAGCGAGAGCAGACGGAAGCGATAAACCGCCTGGCTGAGTCTAACGTCGCCCTGTCCGATGTGATTATCCAGTCGCTTGCCGGCGATCTCGAAGAGGCGCCAGAGCAGCAAACCTATCTGAGTGGGAAACCCAGGGGGTGATATGCAGGCCGGAAAATTGCGTCACAGGATCACCCTGCAGGAACCCGCCAAAGAACAGAACACGACAACGGGAGCCGTGATTAATACCTGGCGCGATGTTGCAACCCTTTGGGCCGAAGTCGCTCCTTTATCCGCACGTGAGTTTATCGCCGCCCAGGCCTCTCAGGGCGAAGTTACCACCCGGATAACGATTCGTTACCGTGAGGGTGTTACCCGCAAACATCGGATCCTGTTTCGTGGTCGCATCTACAACATTGAGGGCGTTTTACCTGATCCACGGAGTGGCAGGGAATACCTGACACTGCCTTGTTCAGAGGGGGCTAACGATGGCTGATGGCGTGGAAGTAAACCTGACCGGCCTCGATTCCGTCCTGGGGAAACTGGATGCCGTCTCACAGGTCACTCGCGATAAATCCGGTCGTGCAGCGCTGCGTAAAGCGGCAAACGTCATCAGGGACAGAGCGCGCAATAATGCCGCGCGGGTTGATGATCCTCTCACCAAAGAGGCTATCTACAAAAACATTGTGGTCAGTTTCAGCAGCAAGGCATTTCGCAGAACCGGCGATCCAACGTTTCGTGTCGGGGTGATGGGCGGCGCCAGGCAATACGCCAATACAAAGGCCAACGTCCGAAAAGGCAGGGCGGGTAAAAGTTTTAACACTGCCGGAGATAAAGGTAATCCCGGCGGGGATACCTGGTACTGGCGATTCCTGGAGTTCGGCACAGAACATGCTGCAGCGAGGCCAATAATTAGGCCTGCACTGAATGGGGTCGATGCCGATGTGATTAACGTTTTTGCTTTGGAGCTGGAAAAGTCCATCGATCGCGCTGTACGACGGGCGGCTAAAAAAGGAACTCCGGTATGATTGCTCCAATATTTGCAGTTTGCGCAGCCAGCCAGGCAGTCAGGGATTTGTTAGGTTCTACCCCCGTGCGGCTTTATCCGTTCGGTATGCAGGACGACAATATCGTTTATCCCTACGCAGTCTGGCAAAACGTAGGTGGCTTCCCTGAAAATTATCTGAACCAGCGGCCAGATGCAGATCACTATTCTCTGCAGGTTGATGTCTATGGTGATACTGACACCGATGTGATCGCCGTTGCCCGCGCTTTGCGTGACGCAATTGAGGGCAAGGCCTATATCACCCGATGGGGTGAACAAAGCCGCGACCCTGAAACAATGCGATACCGCTATTCCTTCGATGTTGACTGGATAACGACCAGATAACCAACAACCCCAAACTGACCCGCCTTGTGCGGGTTTTTCTTTTATGGAGACAAAACATGTCTGTATTAACGCAAGGCACGCAGTTTTTTGTGCTCAAGTCTGGCGTGGTCAGCGAGGTTGAATGCATCACCAGTTTCAACCCCGGTGGGAACCCTGCCGATCAGATTGAAGATACCTGTCTGAGTGAGCGGGACTCCAGAACCTACAAAAAGGGGCTTAAAACGCCTGCGGCCGCAACCGTCGGGCTTAACGCTGATCCGGCGAACGCCAGCCACATTATGTTGCATGGCCTCGCTGAAGCGAATGACCAGACGCCGTTAACTTTTGCGGTTGGCTGGTCAGATGGAACCAGTGTCCCGACAGCCGCCGCTCCTGGCGCTGAGGATGCTGTTGATGGCCTGGTGCTGCCATCGGATCGCACCTGGTTCATTTTCCAGGGTTACGTTTCCGACTTCCCGTTTGATTTCCAGGGTAACGCTGTTGTGACGACCTCCGCCACGATCCAGCGGTCTGGCTCTTCCGTATGGGTGCCGAAGGCCGCAGCGTAATTAATATGCCCGGTTATCCGGGCTTTTCTATTCAGGAGCTGAAATGCAACTTACTCTCGATACGTTAAAAGAAACCGGTGCTTTTACCGGGCGTCCCGTGGAAAAAGAAATTAAGTGGAAAGGCCGTGACGGGAAAGAGCATATCGCAACCGTCTATGTGCGCCCGATGGGCTACCACACCACTAAAGCTGAACTGCTGGCGTACAACGGGAAATCGGACCCGATTGCTGAGCGCATTGCGGCGCATATTTGCGATCAGGACGGCGCCCCAGTGTTTACCGCGGCTGACATTCTTGGAACTGCTACCCCAGATCGTGGGGCGCTGGACGGTCCGATCGTTATGGCCCTCCTGGCTGCAATTCATGATGTAAACGAACTGGGAAAGACTACGAGCTAACCGGCGAGGATGAATTCTGGTGCGAACTGGTGATGAACGGCATCGGCGGCCGCACCATCGCAGAGGCTCAGGAGCGGATGAGTCGCAGGGAATTTCTGGTTTGGCTCAAGTACCGTGAGAAGTACGGACCGCTCAATATCATGATGCGTACCGAGTGGGGGGCTTCGCTGGTGGCGTCTGTCCTGGCTAACATCAATAAGGCAAAGAACACGCCGCCGTTCAAGGTAAGTGACTTTGCACCGCACATCAACGAAGCGCCATTATCTCTGGAAGAGGCCATGAAATCCTGGGACTAATTATTGTTTTTGCCTTTAAAAAAATCCTGCTACCCTTTTGGTAACTATTATCACGAGGGAATGATATGAAGAGTTCAGGGCAGTTGTTATCGCTGGCAGGTATAATTCTCGCGGTGTACTCATTGTTCTTTATGGATGTGAGTGTTGAGGTTGGCGATGGTACAAGAGTTAATAATATTGGGCTAATGGCTCAACAGCAAAACTATTTATTAGTTGCGGTTGTTCTTTTTCTTGCTGGTATCTTTATTTCATTCTCAGGGAGAAAGAAGTCATTACAAGAGGTAGATTTCACTAAAATAGAATCTTTCTCATCAGATGACTTTGTTTCTTTGAAAGATGGTGAACCATGTCTTAATATATTGGCTGTAGACAATCTTGCAATGATGTTTTTAAAAAAACATGGTTCAAGTAGTGTTAATGATATCCTTTTTATGAATATGCCTTTAATCGATAGGTTAGAACAAGGTCTCCCTGAACCACTAAGGAAAGATTTTAAATCTACCCTTAAAAGGAGGTTAAAGGACAATTGTTAAAATAACGCCCGCTAAAAGCGGGCTTTTTTTCACTTGGAGAATTTATGGCTGGCAAGTCACTGGGAACTCTGACTATCGACTTGGTTGCAAAAGTTGGTGGATTTGTTTCAGGGATGGATAAAGCTGAGCGTGCATCAGCCAAGTGGAGCAAGCAGGTACAAGATGATGTGGCAAAATCCAGTGCTGCACTAGCAGGTATAGGGGCAGCAGCTATTGCAGCTGGGCTGGCTGTTGGCGCATCCGGATTTCAATTACTGAAATCCACATCCAGGCAAATAGCAGAAACTGACCGCTGGGCTAGATCATTACAATTATCTACCCAGGAACTTCTTGCTTGGCAGTTTGCAGCTGAAAAGGCTGGTGTCTCCGGTGACCAAATGGCTGATATCTTCAAGGATATTGGTGATAAGATTGGTGACGCGGTATTAAATAAATCAGGTGAAGCTGTTGATGCGCTCAACGCTCTTGGATTATCTGCGGAAAAACTATCAAAAGTCAGTCCAGATAAACAATTGCTCGCTATCGGTGAATCTTTGGAGAAAATTAGTACTAATGCCGAGAAGACCACCATTCTTGAAAGTTTGGGTAACGACCTTTCAAAATTACTTCCTTTGTTTGATAACAACAACCAAAAACTCAAACAGTTTATTGACCTTGCTAAAGATTATGGTGTTGCTCCTGATCCATCCTCTATTGATGATTTAGTAAAGGTTAATCAACTTTTTGAAGATATGGAGGCTCAGGTTGCAGGGCTAAAAATTGAGATTGCAGCCGGATTGGCAAAAGTTGATCTAACTCCTTTGCAGGGCTCACTTGATAAGCTTCATGACGTACTGACTGACCCCTTGGTTCTTCAAGGTATTTCTGATCTTGTATCGGAAGTCGCTCAACTTGCTGGATGGCTTGTAAAAGCAGCTGCAGGTGCGGGCCAACTAGCAGCCAGCACAGGAAATCGTTTTGCGGCACTTAGTGGCAAGATCGACCTAACAAATATAGACCAAGTTAATGAACGTATTGAATACCTGCAAAAAATCCTTGAAGGAAAAAAAGGTTTTTACTCTCAAAGTGAATCTATGTTTGGTTGGATTACAGGGGTAGATGACAGCGCGAAAGCACTAAATGATGAACTGCTATCTCTTATAGAAACAAGAGATAAATTTTCTAAAGCTAGTAAATCGGTGCTACCCCTTCAGGTAGCCACTGTGGGAACGGACAACCCATTTTCTTTACCTCCTGGTGGTACGAACGGAAAACCTGTTAAAACACCAACAAGTAAAACAGAAAATGCTTTTAACAGTAGATTGCTTGATCTGCAAAAACAAGCTGCCCTTATTGAAACTACTGGTAAAAAAACAGCTGAGGTTACCGAGCTCGAAAAAATAAATTTTGATATTACCAGTGGCAATCTTAAAAAATTGTCAGAAGCTCAAAAAGAACAGCTTCGCACTGCTGCAAAAGCCCTCGATTCTAAAAAGGAAGAGCTTAGGCTTAATCAGGAAAATGCCCGGGTTGCGGAATATGTTTCCGGCTTAGAAAGGCAGAATAAGTTAGTGCAGCAAGGATATGATAATGAAATTGTTGGCCGTTATTCTGGTGGTCGTGAGCGATCACGCATGCAGGATAATAATGATATACAGCAGGACTTTGCATATCAACAGGATGATCTTTTAAACCAGCTCCAATCTGGAGATATAGACCAAAGTCTTTACGATAAAAAGAAAGAAGCATTACAGAATTCTCTTGATGAGAGGCTTAAAATACAGGAGGAATATTACAAGAAGCAGGATGAGTTACAAAATGATGGTGCTGCTGGTTTTATATCAGGGCTAGCAACGCAAATAGAAGCATCAATGGATTTATACACCAACATGCAGCAGGTTGGTGCACAGGCATTTAGCAGCTTAACGGATATGATTATTGACTGGGCAGAAACCGGAAAGTTAAATGTTAAAGATTTTGCTTCGACATTTCTGCAATCTGTTGGTAGCACACTTCTTTCTTACGCTGCTGCCCAAGTTGCAATGGCGGGTTTGCAGGCCTTTACAGCAATGATCGGCGTGCCGTTTGTTGGACCCGAAATAGCAGGACCGGCAGCAATAGCCGCAACTGCGGCTGCTGGAGTACTGGCGATAGGTGTTGGTACAGCCCTTCAGGGCCAGGCTCACGACGGTATCGACTCTGTGCCCGAAACAGGAACTTGGCTCCTGCAGAAAGGTGAGCGCGTTACGACAGCTAAAACCAGCGCAAAACTGGATGCCACTCTGGATCGAGTTGCAAACCAGTCAACAGGCGGCGGCGCGATTTATTCGCCCACAATCAATATCCCCATCAATGGTAACCCTTCCGATGCAACTTTGGCGCTGGTCCGTAAGGCTGCAGATGAGGGGGCAGAAAGGGGATACCGGAAGGCGGTTAATTCAGTCGCAAGCGGTCAGGGTGATTTGCATAAGGCCTTGATGGGGAAAACTACCTCGGGGAGGAAAATTAGCTAATGGCTATCACCACAACGCTTTATTACCCCTCCGCTTACCTGCCTGGACCGCTTAGGGAGAGTTTTGGTTTAACTCCTGTATCTCCTCTGAAACGGACTCAGATGGTAACTGGCCGGGCACGACAGCGGCGTGCCTACACCTCGACACCAACCCAAACAGATCTGGCCTGGATTTTTTCTGACGCCCAGGCGCAGGCTTTTGAGGCATGGTTTCGGGATGAGTTATCAGATGGGGCGGCGTGGTTCAACATACCGTTATTAACGCCTGTAGGGCTGAAAAATTACGTGTGTCGTTTCACGGATATTTATAAAGGTCCCACGCCAGAAGGCGGATTTTACTGGAGATATACCGCGCCAGTAGAACTCTGGGAGCGCCCATTGCCGCCGTCTGGATGGGGGCATTACCCGGAATGGATCGTCGGCAGCTCACTGCTGGATATTGCGCTGAATAAGGAGTGGCCGAAGCATGACGCAGATTAAACGCCTCTACGCCAGCAGCGGCCCGGAGGTGATCATTGAGACGCTGCAGATCACCATTGGTTCTGACGTCCATTATCTGTGCCAGGGCTACGAGGGTATTACGGCAACGACGGAGAACGGCGATACCGTAACGTTTACCTCCTGTGCGATAGACATTGCTCTTCCGGCGCGCAATGCGGACGGCACGCAGGACCTCAAATTTGCCCTGTGCAATATCGATGGTGTTGTGTCCACGGCGATCCGCAATGCGCTGGCTAACCGTCAGTCTGCATTTCTGACGTACCGGCGTTATATCTCCACGGATTTAGCGGCCCCTGCGGAAGTGCCGTATACGCTGAAAATCAAGTCGGGCTCCTGGACGGCGACAGAGGTGCAGATCACTGCGGGCTACATGAATATCCTCGATACCGCCTGGCCGCGATACCGCTACACGCTCCCTGTATTCCCCGGACTGCGTTATATCAGCTAAGGAATCCCAATGTTTAACCCTGATAAATACCGTTCAGTCACCTGGCTGAAGGGCGGGCGCGTATACCCGCAACTTGACTGTTTCGGCATTGTGAACGAGATACGCCGCGACCTGAATTTACCCGTCTGGCCCGATTTTGCAGGGGTCACCAAAGACGACGGCGGCCTCGACCGGGAAGCGCGCAGGATGATGCTTACCCTTGAGCGCTGCGAACCCTGCGAAGGGGCCGGGGTGGCCTGTTATTCCGGGTCGACTGTCACCCACGTAGGGATCGTGGTCAGTATCGGTGGTCTGTTGCATGTGGCGGAATGCAATCCGGGAACGAACGTCACCTTTCTGCCGTTGCCGCGGTTTAAGCGGCGATTTGTCAAAGTGGAGTTCTGGCAATGACCATTCGTTTTTACCCGTCCCGGCTTCCCGGTGAACCACTCGAAACGCATGAGCATGGTGTAACCAGTATTCGCAGCTGGCTGGTAGCAAATGTTGAAGGCTACGAGGATCGGGATGTCCCACCGCTGACCGTTGAGGTTGAGGGGCTGTTAATTCCGCCTGGCGAGTGGGCTAAGTGTGTGATTCGCCCTGATAGTGATGTCAGGCTTTATCCGGTTCCCTTCGGGCTGGAGGCCGCCACAATCGCGTGGATCGGCGTCGGTATCTCCGTTGCCGCTGCAGCCTATTCGCTTTTTATGATGAGCAACATCGATACGGGCGGCTATACCTCATCCACAGGGCGGAGTCTCGACCTGAACCCGGCAAAGGCAAATACGGCAAAACTCGGTGATGCCATTCGTGAGGTGTTTGGCCGGGTGCGTATCTACCCTGATTATGTGGTGCAGCCGGTTACCCGGTTTGATGCCGCCGATCCTACGAAAATGCGCGTCCAGATGCTGCTGTGTCTCGGTGTCGGTGATCTGATTTATACCAATGGCGATATCAGGGTTGGCAGTACGCCAGCTTCAACGCTACCGGGATTCAGCAGCACCCATTACCCGCCAGGCGCGGACGTTTCCGGTGATGAGCGCAGCGAAAACTGGGTCAACTCCACCGAAGTGGGCGGGACGTCATCCGGCACCGGGCTGGATATGGCCCAGACGTCGCCGGACGCAGACGACATTATCGCAGACAGCATGACCGTCTCCGGTTCGAGCGTAACGTTTACCGGGCTGGACACGGATGATGATGACGATAATGACGAGAACGATAACGCGCTATCGCCCAGCTGGGTCGCTGGCGCCGTGGTCGAACTTAAAGCCCCGGCGAACTACCAGATCACCACGGCGGCCGGATACAGCGTTATCGCCAGCCCGCTGCTGACGGAGATCGCGCCGGTAGTAGGTATGCCGGTGACGCTGGGGTTTAACTCTGTCGATTACGATCTGTTTATCGCGTCATATACCCCCGGTCAGGCTGCAGTGCCCGGCACCGGGGGGAGTGCGGCAAAAGTCCAGGCCAGTGCGGCCCCGACCACCTACGATTTTTCGACCAGCTCCAGCACGTTCACGATCACCTGGCAGGGGGTTACCTACCCGGTGTCGCTGGTGGCTAACTACGTCTCGATGTCGGGACTGCTGGCGGCCATCACCGAGGGACTCACCGGCTCCGGCCTGGTTGCACAGGACAACGGCGGCACCGTACTGATAACCGAGTCGGCCAGTCCGTTCGCGGGTGGGGCGATCACGTCCTCTTCGCTGCCTGCAGCTGTTTTCGGTGATGCCCCGGTTTACACCTCCGGTACGGCATCAACCGGCGGCAGCCCGGCGGTAACGGCGAATGTGACACTCGCCTATAACTCTGCTACGGGAACGGCCTTTTCCGGCATGCCGGAGGGGGTGCAACGGCTTTCACTTGCTCACCGCGGGAATGAGTACCGGATTGTGTCAGCTGACGGCACGACGGCGACGGTGGCGCGCCTGGTTTCCGGTGCCGTTGATGAGTCATGGCCGGGATTCACCGCCAGGACGATGATCGACTATGAGGCTTCTGGCCTTAACGACACGCTGGGCTGGCTGGGGCCTTTCCTCGTATGCCCTGAGAATGAAGTGGTGGATGCATTCGAGGTGAATTTCTCCTTCCCGAACGGCATCTGTGGCTTTGACAGCAAGGGGAAAAAGCGGCTTCGGCATGTTGAGTGGGAGATTCAGTATCGCGTCTACGGTTCCGGATCGGGGTGGGTGAGTCACCAGGGAGAGTACGCGCTTAAAAACGTCAACGGGTTAGGTTTTACTGAGCGGATCACTCTCAGCTCTCCGGGGCTGGTAGAAGTTCGCTGCCGTCGGCGCAATGAGCAGGGCTCAAACAACGCGCGAGACAGTATGTACTGGCAGGTGCTGCGCGGGCGACTGCTGACGCGCCCCTCATCCTATCCCGGCGTGTCGCTGATGGCGGTGACCGTTGAGACGGGCGGGAAGCTGGCGGCGCAGTCAGACCGTCGCGTTAACGTTGTGGCCACGCGCGCCTATGACTCAGGAACGGCCAGAACCATTTCGGGGGCGCTGCTGCATGTCGGGAACTCTCTTGGGCTGGAAATGGATGTCGACACCATCAACGCGCTGGAATCCGCGTACTGGACGCCACGGGGCGAAAATTTCGATTTCGCCACGGGCGACAGTATCTCGGCGCTGGAAATGCTGCAGAAGATAGCCAATGCCGGGAAGTCACGTTTTCTGCTGAGTGATGGCCTGGCGACGGTCAACCGCGAGGGGATTAAGCCATGGACCGGTGTGATCACTCCGCATGAGATGGTGGAGGAGCTGCAGAGCGGATTTACCGTGCCCTCAGATGATGATTTTGATGGTGTCGACGTGACGTACATCAACGGGACTACCTGGGCAGAGGAGACCGTTAAATGCCGGACGCCTGATAATCCCACGCCGGTGAAAATCGAGAACTACAAACTCGATGGGGTACTGAATCAGGATCACGCCTACCAAATCGGGATGCGCCGCCTGATGAAATACCTGCAGCAGCGGGTGACGTTCCAGACCACTACCGAGCTGGACGCGCTGTGCTACAACACGGGCGATCGCATAGTGCTCACGGATGATATTCCGGGTAACAACACGATTTCCTGTCTGGTGGAGGCGATGACAACGGCTGGTGGCGTGACAACGTTTACCGTTACGGAGCCGCTGGACTGGTCTTACGAAAATCCCCGCGCGCTGATCCGCTATCAGGATGGCTCTGCATCCGGGCTGATGGTGGCAAGCAGGGTGGGTGATTTTCAGCTGTCAGTCCCGCACCTGAGCGAGTTTGATGATCCGATGAAGGTTGACCTGTCATCGGCAACCATTGAGCCGATCCGCCTGGTGTTCTGCGGCTCAACGCGCCATGTCTACGACGCCATTGTAGAGGAGATCGCTCCGCAGTCAGACGGAACCTGTCAGGTCACTGCTAAAGAATACCTCGAATCGTTCTACCAGTACGACGACGCCACATACCCCGGCGACGCTGCTTAATACCAAAAAAAACCCTTTCAACTTTATCTTTCGCTCAAACCCTCGTTTGCGCGAAGCCTCTTTTTTGGAGCAAAAAACATGGCCGAACTTAACCCGCCTTTGGGAACGACGACGCCTGAAATTTTCCTGGATAACGTCAAGCGCGCTGACGAGCTGGTTAACGGTCCGGCAGGAACGGTTAACGACCGCGGCGGTGAACCGCTGGATACGTGGCGCCAGATGATGGCGAAAAACGATGAGATCAGACAGAACCTGATCCCGCTTAGTAAGCAATATATGACGCTGGCGGCGGCGCAGGCGGACATCGCGAATATCCCCGAGGGGAGCACCACGTATTACCGTAGCCCTGATGACAGCGTTCTTGCGGTTGAGGTGATGAACGTTAGCGGCACGCTGCAGCCTACCGGGCGGAAAATGCCATCTCAGGCTGAGATTGACGACATTAATACCAGAATTTTCTACGGCAGTGATGAGGATCCGTTTGTTTATAAGCAGATTGATTCCCAGGGGAATATAATTGACATTATATTCAAAAATGGGAAAAGCTACCGGATTGGTGAGCGTGAAAATATCTCCGATGGTGTGAGTGAAAAAATAACGGCAATTAAAACATATTCTCAGATTGCATCTATCGATGATTACACCGGTGGCTCGGCAATAGCGGTTACACCAGATGGAATGGTATGGATTCGAGGACTTGCCATCCCCATCCAGAAAATCTATGCCATAAAAAATCAGAGCCAAATTGCGCAGGCAATTAAAGCTATAGCGGAAATTGAAGCTGATGGTCTCCCTCAGATTAGAAGGACATTTTATGCAATGGACAAAAGTGGTGCACTTACAACCCAGTCCCTTCTGGTATCCAGGGTAACTAAAAATACTGGGTTTACATTGAATTCATGGCCTCAGGGCAAAGTATGTCATGATTCTACCGGGCGAATTTATGTTGGGTACAATCATGCGTCGGCTCACGGTAGTAGTGACCAATTATGTGCGCTTCGCTACAGTGATGATGAAGGCAAAACATGGAGCGATACAATTGAGCCCATCGCCAGCGAAGGAAAAGCGCGTGGTTCAGACTGGTGGGCACTGGGCTGCGATAGCGCGGACCATCTGTGGGGAATCATACGAAGCCGAGGCACGAATAACGCTCAGGGAGTAACTGCTCATAATATCTACAGGTCCACGGACAGAGGAGTTACATGGTCAAAAATAGGGGAAATCCCGCTAACCCAGACAATATCCGGGACACAATATGTTCCTGAGTTGTATCACGATTTTTTATATTATAATGGCAGGATGTACACCGGGTATCATTTTGCAAATTCGTCCCGGATGGGCTTTCTGTCATTTGATATTTCCGACCCACTGAACACCATCACAACGTTCGACGCTATTGCCGATGGTGCTTATCCTACGACCAAGCTGGTTGAACCAACACTGGGTATCGATCTGGTTCAGGATGGTACGGGATATATTTATGGCGGCATACGAACGCAGGATGCAGCATACCCGTCAAAGTTTTATTTCATGCGACCTGATTTTTCAGGGTTTACGATGTATAACGCCCCGGAAAACGTGATTTACAGTGATGTGGTAGTGAAACGCATTAACGGGATGATGGTGGCGTTATTCATTGAGAGATATAACACAGGGACAATGAATTTATGGTTTGGAACGCCATCTGACTTTTACAGTAGTTCTGTGGCTTCATTTTACAAAATGAAAATTGGGCAGATACTGAACTCCGCGATACCCAGCGGAAATTCCACTAACGTAGGTGTGCAGGGTATGGACGTTATCGGAAATAACCTGATGATGGCATGGTCTACAGAGGATGAGGCTGGAAACAGTGACACCTTCTTTGCTGTTATGAATGTTGTTCAGTCGGAATCATATATGACCCTTAATTATCTGGAGTCCTTCTAATGTCTAAATCGCTCGTTTTACAGTCCCCGTCATCGTTGGACAGCGATGTGATGCCCCTCATGCTGAGTGATGGAATTCATATCGCAGCGGAAAATGCATACACAGATCAAACTGACTCACTGGTTAAAGTCGCGGATTACATGCAGCCGTCGATCATTTATACCTCTCCGGAAGTTGCCAAAAACCCGGGAATTATTACTGATGATGCTGGCTTTGTCGGTATGGTTTTCAGTGGCGCCCAGGGTTTGCTTGTAAACCCTTTTGCTTCCCTTGCCGGGTATGGCGAGGTCACCTTCTACCTGGTGGGTAAATTTATCGCTGGTACTGCGAATGATGTTTACTTTAAATGGGGGGCTGTTGAGGCGGCGACCAGCAATGATAACAAGGCGGTATTCCTCAGGAGATATACGTCGAATAATGAACTGCAATTCACCTACGATCCTGGAACACCAGTAAACGTAGCGACAGTCCACGTACCGAGGCCATCAACCGAAACGGCAATCGTATCATGCGGTTATTCAGTTGCCAGTAAAGAAGTCTTTGTCGGATTCAATGGAGCTGAAGTTATCACCGCAATGCCACAGGTCAGTCAGGCTTTGATCAGCGAAGCGACTGGCGATTTTACGCTAGGGTACAATTATTACACGGCCGGGCAGGAAAGCGAGATGACCCTGAACAGGATGCATGCGTTCCGGCAGTACCATAATGCCAAACAAAGGGCTAAGGTCGTAGCGGCCTTAGCATCTGCTTTTGGTATTAATATTTAGCTATTTCACATCGGGGTGGGTTGTTGGCTAAAGGGAATTGCGGCTGTTAGTAATATGACAGCCGCTACCAGAATATTAATTTCCGTATTGTGCTCTGTAGTAAGCTTTAATCGCAGCAATATCAGATGCTGACTTCACTGCATCAAAGATGAGAATTTCGCCATAATTAACATTATTCGCGGCAGTCGCCGCCAGTGTCAGGGGGGCGTTTTGATACGTGATTGCTGATGCCCCGGTTACGGTCATGGTACCGTCATTCACGTATACCGTCTCTGTGTCCGTCACTGGATCGTAATTCACAATCACCAGATCAATGCCGCTGGATAACGAAACACCTCCCTGCTGTGTGGATGCGCCTGTTTTGTAGTAGTACAACTTATTATCAGTCTGAGCCTGTAGCCGTAAATGAGGGCCAGCAATAAGGAAGGTTGCCTGATTCAGATTGTCGCGTTTAAAAATAAATGCGTAAGCAAACCCCTTAGTTGCATTGGATGGGAAGATATTTTCTGAGGTCACTCCGCCATTTGCTGTCAGAGCACTTTTCATGGTTTTGATACCATTCAGCGCTGATTCTGAAATAGCTGAACCCAGAGCCGTTAACATATCACCAGCTCTGTCTGCCAGTGTTGAAACCCGCCAGTCAAAATAGTGCGAGGGGTCCCAACGGCAGGTTTTATCGTCGCGCTCGGAATAAGTTGACGCGATGCCGCTGTTAACAGCTACGGGAATTTGCAGGAAAGTCGTTTTAGCCATTTTGTTGTTCCTTTCTGAGAGATTGTACGGCGTAGTTCAGGAGTGCGCGTTTCGCCTGATACGCGCCAATAATTCTGGCTCCGCGTGCGTTGGGGTGCGGGTCTGCCGGGTTGGTAGTGGAGAACGCGTAGCCATTCTGGAATGCAAAATTGGAGTTGCGGATAAGATCTCTGACATTAAATCCGAGCATTCCGTATTTCGCCTGGATAATGTCGTATACCGAATCGCGTTTTATGTGGTTGTCGCTGTACCAGCGCTCCAGAAATACAGGAACACCCGGCAGCGCATCCTGCACCCGCTCAACAATGGCGCTGTAACCGGCCATAAAATCTGTATCTGACAGCGCGTAATCATTCTCGCCGAGATTGATAAACACCAGGTCAGGCGCAAAATACTGTAGCCAGTACTTCTGGTACGAGGCCGTCTGGTTGAGGTGATATGCCGCAGTTGCGCCGCCCCGAGCGTAACGAATGACGCGAACGCCGCCAGCGGAGTTGATGCAGTTGAAGCTGACAATCGCAGGATACCCGGCCTGACCTGATGCGGGCGGCTCTATCTCAAGAGAGAAACGGCCCGAAGCGGGTCCTAGCCCCTCAACACGCACTATCTGGATTTCTTCTGAACCCTCGGGTTGGTTTGTGATGGTAGCCGTCTGCCATTCCCCGAAGCCTGCCGGGCCAATGGACCCATCGTCATTCCGGTCGGTTGCACGGAACCGGAACTGACTAGATGTTCCGGTGTCTCCTGTACCGGTAAACCCAATCTCGACGACATCATGCTGATAAATCGCGTTATTCCGCGATGCATCTTTGACTCTGAAAAAAAGGTTCGTGCGACCTGACCACGGAACAAGAGCAAAATTTAGCGGGCCACATTTTTTGCCGTAGGTCTGGTTATCCACCCAGCCAGAGTAGACCAGCTCTAAATTCAGCAGGTCGCGGGATGCCGTGTTGTTGTTTGATGGCGCAAAGTACCCAATCCCCCCATGACCTAACAGCGCCGCAAACAGGCTGTACATCGCATCAATAGCGCTCAGGCCGTCAGTGCCTGCGGTAAGAGAATCACCCGGCCCGCACATAATGACCAGGTATCCCCCGGTGTACGCCCGTTCCTGCATGGCGATGAGATAATTAAGCAGGCCTGTCTCCGGCAAAGCTGTCGCAGCTGACGACTCACCAGAACCCATCAACAGCAGTTGATTGTCAGCTCCAAGCACGGCGAACGGTGACGAGGCGTATCCTCTGAGAATTGATACTCCGGCATCCTGTAAAGAATCAAATGTGAGAAATGACGTCATCTCGCCGTCTGTACCGATGACTGCCAGTGGTTTTCCCGGTAAGCCATAACCGTATTTAATATCGGCTCCAGCATCGCGCAGCCTGTCACTGTCGGCACCATATTCAAGGACCTGATAATCAGTACCAATAATGACAAATTCATCAGTCCCATATCCTCTGAGAAACCTGACACCTGCGAAGGTAAACATGGATGGCATCTGGCGCCCGGTAGGCTGCAGCGTCCCGCTAACGTTCATCACCTCAACCGCAAGAGCGCTGTCATCAGGGCTACGGTAATACGTGGTCGAGCCCACCGGGATATTCGCGATGTCCGCCTGTGCCGCCGCCAGCGTCATATATTGCTTACTAAGCGGGATCAGGTTCTGTCTGATCTCATCGTTTTTCGCCATCATCTGGCGCCACGTATCCAGCGGTTCACCGCCGCGGTCGTTAACCGTTCCTGCCGGACCGTTAACCAGCTCGTCAGCGCGCTTGACGTTATCCAGGAAAATCTCAGGCGTCGTCGTTCCCAAAGGCGGGTTAAGTTCGGCCATGTTTTTTGCTCCAAAAAAGGCGTTCGCCCAAACGAGGGTTTGAGCGAATGGCCGCGGCTTTTTACAATCAGCCATTTCAAAGGGTTACAACATGCTGATTGGCTATGCGAGGGTATCAACCGGGGATCAAAACCTCGATTTACAGAAAAACGCGCTGATCCGCGCAGAATGTGAGCTGGTTTTTGAGGATATGGCCAGCGGGAAAAATGCCCGGCGGCCAGGGTTAAAGCGCGCATTACGACGGTTGCGACCGGGTGATGTGCTGGTGGTCTGGAAACTGGACCGGCTGGGCCGCAGCGTGCGCGATCTGATTACGCTCGTGTCGGAGTTGCAGGCGCGCGGGGTGAATTTCCGCAGCCTGACCGACTCGATTGACACTTCGACGCCAGCCGGCCGCTTTTTCTTCCACGTTATGAGCGCCCTGGCGGAAATGGAAAGAGAGCTGATTGTCGAGCGTACACGAGCGGGTTTAGCCGCAGCGAGGGAGCAGGGGAGAGTCGGCGGCCGCCGCCGGGTAATGACTGAAGTCGTGGTGGAGCGGTGCCGCAGAATGCTGGAGAACGGCGCTACCCGGCAACAGATCGCAGATGTGATAGGGGTGGGGGTGAAGACGATCTACAAATACTTTCCTGCTGCCGTCCGCGATCAAGGATTCCTGCCCTTCCCGTGATATGTAACATTTGAGATAATAAGTACTTTCAGTTTTGAAAACAGTTTGGTTTGTTCGTGAACGGTAAGAAAACAATAAGTTTTGAACAATTTTTAACTATTAACAGCAATCTTGTTTCCATCTCAGATACATGGGCAGACTTGTGGGCGTTAATTTTTCACACAGGTTTAAGCGCTGGAAGGCTGCTGAGTATTCGATATGATGATATTGATGATGGCTTGATACTGATACGAAAACAGGGTCACCTGAAGGAGCTACGTGTTGAATCAACCCCTCCAGTGGAGGGGATCATTGCTCGTAGAAGAGAACGCTATCCAGAAGATGTTTTTTTATTTCAGAGCCATTCTAACCGTGTGAAGTACCAACGCCGGCCGGTCACTATAATTGCTTTCAACGCCGCTTTACGTCGCGCCGCTAGATCATTACCAGACGTTAACGTAAGCAGTAGTAGCGCGAGAAACATACCGGACTAACCGCCTGTCCAGTCGCGTGTGGCCGATGTGACAGGCGTGGGGGTGAAGACTATTTACAAATATTTGCCAGTACAATACGGCGATAAAAAATCCCCTTGAGCAGGCACACTCAAGGGGAAAATACTACATAACATCATTGCTGTGTGCGTCTTCGCACACCCCTATCTTCTAAGAAGGCGCCCAAAGCTTCCAGATATTTCTGGTCTGAGCAGTTAAAACATTGGGTCGGTAGCCGATGTAATAGGAGGGGGTGAAGACGATTTATAAATATTTCCCTGCTCAATGTTGCCAGTCGAATTGAGGCATCAATGCGTTACGTCAGCGCTGATCATTGATAGCCACTGCCAATATTGATCTGCTGCACACATGCATTTACTGTATTTATATACAGTAATTTTGACAGGGGGAAGTATGCCGCGTTTATACGAAATCGAGACGGCCTGCCGTAAGGCAATAGATATCCTGCCTAACGGAAAGCGCATCCTCACCACCAGGCGATTTCTGCAGGAACTGGAGAGATATAACTGGCACTGGTCGCCACGGCAGGCTAACCAGTGGATAGAGCACTATGTGACGACATTCCGGGATGTCTCAACGCAGGAAGGCGATGAGCGCACGTTCCAGTTATACAACCCGAACGGAGGGCTATAACGTGGGATTTCCGTCGCCAGCAGCAGACTATGTAGAAATACGACTGACCGTCGATAAACTCTGCGGTACCGGCCCAAATACTAGGCTCGTTCAGACAGAAACTGGTTACACCGTAGTCGATGTCTCCGTTAAACCAAAGCAAGGAGATACCGTTTTAATTCAATACGGCGGCGGCACTGATTTTGCAAAAATTATGGGCCGGGCATTTATTACAAGAGACGGGGAGGCTCTGGAAGGCGAGGCTTTGGATGATGTTACAGTTGTCGGGGTGGTGACATTCGTCATCAATCGAGCTTGGCCTAATGATGACGAATGTCCTGTCATATAAAGTCAACGGATTGTGTGTACATAAACGAGTACAATGAAAGTGACTTATTTTGATATTTCTCTTTATAAAACAATATATTAAATTGTTTTATAACTATATCCATTTAACTAAGGGGACAAGGCGGCACGAGTATAGCGTTTTTTGCCCGCCTGAGTAAGAGCCATACCGTCTGACTGCTTAAACCCTCGCCACTCAGGGCGCTTTTTTTATGCCCGGTCGGCCTTTTTCCCTTTCTCCGCCGCCTGGGCGCGGGCTTCCGCTTTTCGCTTGCTGCTCATATCGTTACGGATCTGCGCATGGCTCAGCAGTGCGAAGATGAAGGTCCCGCCACAGATATTTCCCGCCAGGGTCGGCAGGGCGAACGGCCAGATAAAGTCGCTCCAGGGCAGATTTCCATTAAACACCAGATAAAGGATCTCGACCGAGCCCACCACAATATGGGTGGTATCCGCCAGGGCGATAAGCCAGGTCATGAGAATAATCACCACGATTTTGGCGGCGCCGGCGACAGGAAACATCCAGACCATGGTGGCGACCAGCCAGCCGGAAATAATCGCATTGGCGAACATCTCTGTCGGACTGTTTTTCATTACGTCTTCGGCGATGCTGACAAAGGCCTGACGGGTTGGCTCATCAAAAATAGGCATATAATTGAAGGCCCATGCGGCCACCGCGGTACCGATGAGATTGCCCGCCAGCACCACCGACCATAGCCGCATCAGCAAACCGACGTTACCGAGGGTGGGATTATGCATCACTGGCAGAACGGCGGTGACCGTATTTTCAGTGAACAGCTGCTGGCGGGCCATAATTACGATAATAAAGCCGAAGGTGTAGCCGAGGTTTTCCAGCAAAAAACCGCCCGGGATCCCCTCCAGTTTGACGTGAAAAATTCCCTTCGCCAGCAGGGAGGCCCCCATCGACAGGCCGGCCGCAATCGCTGACCATAGCAGGGCCAGCGCATCGCGCTCCATCTCTTTTTCCCCTTCCTGGCGAATATGTTCATGGATCGCCATCGCCCGCGAGGGAAGGCGATCTTCATTTACTTCGATCTCTTCACCACGCTGATTTTCCTCACTTTCCACTTCTCTTTCGTCATCCTCTGCCTTTAATTTGTTATTGTCTAGTTCATCCAT